CACCAGCTTCTTTGTTATATGGTGAGTTGGCATGGGACAATGCTGCTGGCAAACTATATATAGGTAAACAAACAGCAAGTAATACAGTTACGGTAACAGATTTAGAAGTTAATCTTCCAGACGCAACAACAAGCGTAAAAGGTAAAGCATCATTTAGTTCTGATAATTTTGCAGTATCAAGTGGAGCAGTAACCATTAAAAATCTTGGAATAGCAACAGCAGAAATTCAAAATGACGCAGTTACAAATGCTAAGTTAGCAGATGATGCAGCAGATAGTGATCAAATAGCAGCTGGGGCTATAGATTTAGCACACATGTCAGCTAATTCTGTAGATAGTGACCAATATGTAGATGGCTCTATTGATACAGCACATATTGCAAATGATGCAGTTGATGGAAGTAAATTAGCTAATAGTATTACTATAGCACAAGACTTAACAGTTAGCGGTAATCTTACAGTAAGCGGCACAACAACTACTGTAAATACTACTAACACTACAGTAAGTGATCCGTTAATGGAATTAAATAGTGGAGCAGGAAGTAATGCAAATGATTGTGGTCTTATTATAGAACGTGGTTCTACAGGTGATAATGCTACAATATTTTTTGATGAAAGTGCAGATAAATGGACATTAGGAACAACAACTGCAACAGCTTCTAGCACTGGTAATATGAGTGGATTTACAAAAGGAACATTAGTTTCTAACTTAGATGATTGTACAATTACTAATTTTACTATAGACGGCGGAACATATTAATAAATTATGGCTAATAAGTTTTTATTAAAACGTGGTAGTGGTGCACCTAGTAGTATAGACGAATATGAATTAGTATACGATTATACTAATAATGTATTATATACTAAAGTAGGTAGTACTATTACAGCCATATCTGGTGGAAGTGGAGGCGGAGCTGTAGATTCTATAGCTAACTTTGCTGACAATAGAGTTCTTACAGCATCTGACGCTGATTCTATTCGTGGAGAAGGTAACCTTACTTTTGACGGAACCACATTAGCAGTAACTGGTGCATTAACTACAACTTCAACAATAAACATTGGTGGTATTGCAACATTTCAAAATCATATAATTATGGGCGATAGCGACCAACTTAGACTTGGTTCTGACGCTGATGGTTACGCTATGCATACTGGTTCTCACATGTGGATAAATAATAGCACTGGTAATTTATATATCAGAAATCAAGCTGACGATAAAAATATACATATTCAAACAGATGACGCTTCTGGCGGTACTACTGATTATATGAAATTTAGTGGTTCAGAAAGTTTGATTAGAGTTTATAAAAACATGAGATTCTTAGATAGTGTTAATCTTCAATTAGGTTCTGGTAATGATCTACAATTAAAACACGATGGAAGTAATAGTTATATACAAAATAGATTAGTAGGTAAATTAATTATTAGTAATCAAGTAGATGACACTGATATAGAACTTAAAGTAAAAGATGGTGGCTCTCAAATTGTTTCATTACTATTAGATGCAAGTAATGTAGGTAGAGTAATATTACCAAACGATAATCAAAAATTAACTATTGGTGCTGGTTACGATTTAAACTTTTATAACAATGGTTCAGTTTCTTATATATCAAACAGCAATGACTATCTTACTATAGACCAAAATGCAGCTGCAGGTATGCAACTTAGAAACTTATCATCTGACCAAGATATAACTTTTTCAGTAAACGATGGTGGAAGTCAAGCTACAGTATTACAAATAGATGCAAGTAATTATGGTAGTCTTGTTTTACCACTTGATAATCAAAACTTTTATATGGGAGCAGGCAATGACTTCAGAATTGTTCACAATGGAACAGACACTTATCTAAATAATTATACTGGAGATTATATCATTGGTAATTATGCTGATGATAAAGATATTTCATTTAGAACAGATGATGGTAGTGGTGGACAAACTGAATACTTTAGATTAGATGGTAGTTCTACTGCTATTAAAGTTGCTAAGAATTTAGAAATGGGTGATAATGTTCAGTTACGAGCAGGTGCAGGAGATGATTTACAAATTTATCACGATGGTAGTAATACTTCTCTTCAAAACAATACTGGAGTATTTTACATAAATCAAACTGCAAACGCTTCTATGTCTTTGCAAACTAACAATACGCAAGCATTAGAAATTACAAGTGCACAAGTATTAGTACCAAGACAAGATGTTAAAATGCAAGCTACTAAAAAACTTTATTTTGATGGAGGTGTTCACACTTATATAAATGAAGATATTGATGATAGATTAAGATTTTTTACTGGTGGTCTTGAGTTTATGCGATTTACTGAGGGTAGTTCGGACCTTGTAAATTTATATGTAGATACATACTTTGGAGATAGAGCTTTGTGGGCAGGTGGACTTTTAAATATACAGCACTCTACACACGGCTATATAAGTAATACAAGCGGAAATTTATTAATAAGACAACAAAGTCAAGATTCAGATTTTTACATTTCAATTAATGATGGCGGTTCTAATCTAAATGCTGTATGGATAGATGGAAGTGAAACTGGTAGATTTAAATTACCTAATGACAATCAAAAATTAACTCTAGGAGCATCAAACGATATAAACTTATTTCACGATGCTAGTAATTCTTATTTCACAAACGCTACTGGAGATTTCTATTTTCAAAATACTGCAGACGATAAAGATATTGTATTTCAATCAGATGACGGAAGTGGAGGCGTTACACAATATTTAAGATTAGACGGAGGAGATAAAAGACTTTATATGTTTAATACCCGTATGCAGATTCGTGATGACGGAACATTGCATTGGGGTAGTGCAGCAGCACACGGAATATTATCTTGGGATACTGGTAGAGCAATAGTTACAGCAACTGGAGCAAACAATTTAGATTTAAAAGCAGCAAGTGGTTATCAAGTAGTAGTAAATGAAACTCAAAGCAATGTAGATTTTAGAGTAGAAAGTGATACAAATGCTCATTTATTATTTGCAGATGCAAGTTCTAATAGAATCGGTATTCTTAGTTCATCACCAAATGCAACTCTTGATGTTGCTGGTATAGGTCAATTTAGAGGAACGTCCAGTGAAGCTGTTAATTTATATTTAGGACAAACAACTTCTAATGCTGCATTTATGTATGAGTTTAGCACATACGACGATGCAGGTGGTATATTAAACGTTGGAGACCATTTACAAATTAAATCATATCGTTGGGGACAAGATATATCTTTTGCTAGAAACGGACAAGGTGGAGCAGTTCCAACAGCAAGATTTTTTAGTAGTGGTAGTAGTGGTTATTTTGATTTATATAAAGCAACAGACCCAACAAACAACGCTAATTATGAAACAAGAGTAAAATTAAATGTTAATGGTAATAGTTATTTAAATGGTGGAAACATTGGGATGGGATTAACAAATCCTGATGTTAGATTGCACGTAAAAGATGCATCTAATGATGTGTATTTAAGATTAGAAACTGATAAAACAAATGGTAATGCACAAGTACAATATTATAATGACGCTAGATCATATAACTTAGGTATTAATAATGCTGATAAATTTAGCTTATGGGATAATACTGCAAGTGCTACAAGATTTGATATAGCTACTGATGGTGATTTTAAGTTTTATGGAACTGGTAGTAATTTTGAAAGCGTAGGTGGAGGAAGTGCTACTTATTTATTAT